CTACAGGATCAGTTAATTAATGGAAGCCGACGAACTCAATAACTTCAAACGTTGCATGGGATTTACTATTCCGTGGGAAACAGGAGGAGATAAGAATGGAGGATACACCAATGATCCTGATGATCCGGGTGGAGAAACTAAATGGGGAATTAGCAAAGCAGCTCATCCTGATGTAGATATTAAGAATCTAACATATGAGCAAGCCTGTGAAATCTATGCCGAAGAGTATTGGAGACCAAGTGGATCACACTTACTTCCATACCCCGAATGTGCTGCTACCTTCGATACAGGAGTTAATGTTGGTCCCGACCGAGCTAGAGCCTGGATTGATTGGGGACAACCTAGCTTCGATAGCAATGCTTACCTTAATAAACGAGTAGCTTTCTATATTGATCGAGTTCAAAAAAAACCCGCCAAGCGGAAGTATTTGGCGGGCTGGATGCGACGTGTTGGTGATCTAAAGAAGTTTATTCAGATCGAGCACGATAATATTGATGGTTAATTAATCTCACACAAATTTCCTGTGCAGGCCAATTCCTGGCTTGCACTTGTGTGATCTTCCTCTTCTACGAATCCCTGCCAGTTAATACTGTCGGGGATTTTCTTTTGCCATTCCACAAATTCAGCTTCAGTAATTTCTTCGTAAGGGGCTTGTTTATAAATATGATCTGTCTTAGGAAGAAAACTTACACCAGTAAGGTTATCGAAGTTTTTATAGACCCAAGCACCCGCAGTTAGAAAATCTGAATCAGTATAATATACTGTTTGACTAACTAGATGATCTGCCCACTCTTCATTAAAATATCTATTATCTGATAGTTGTCCTGCCGAAGTAGCCCCACGTTCAAATAAAGCTTCTTCAGGAGCCTTTACAGGAAAAGTAAATACATAAGTATTATCAGGCTTAGTTACATCATCCTCTACAGGAAATCCTTGCGCCACCATGTAGATAGCCAAGGGATCCTTCTTGTCCGCCCGCACACGCCGCAAATAATATGGAGCAAATCGAGGATGTATCCCGCTAGCACTGTCCACCAACTGGGAGACAGTACCGGAAGGTTTAACACAAGTGATAGCAGCAGAAGGTGCAATGCCCAAGATCGAGGCCCAACGTTTGTTAGTCGAATGTGCATGCTCCCGAAGGGTTCGAAGAGTTCCTTCTGTAAATAAGATTCCACAGTCTTGAATACCCGTGAGGGAGACGCCAAGAAGTCGTTCTTCATCCGCATTCTTTTTCCATAGGGGTCTAAGATATCTAAAATCAGTGAGAGTGGCTTGAAACGTACCAATGATGGTAGCCATTTCAACCTTTTTCTTAAGAGATTCCAACGTATCATCAGGGCGACATACGATCTCTGACAGATTACAGAATCCCCCGTCACGGAGAATAATTTCATCGCAAGGATTTGTCCCGAATTGATGCTCTGGGTCTCTAGTTCCCAAACTACGAACTTTCTTAATCGCAGCTTGACGATTGAAGATACCACGTTCTCCGGCCCTAGATTCATAAAGATTCTGCCATTCCCGCATGAAAATACCAAGATCGGGTTTCTCAGTATAAGCTACTGAATTATTTGCAAGAGCTCGTTGTGGCTCTGATTCCCACCAAGTACCCGTCTTGGCACGTTGCATACGTTCATCAGTGAGATTACTAAGGGAAATTAGAGCGGATCGACGAACTCCTCCGACCACGACCACATCAGCAATCTTGCAAACGAGGTCATGACATTCAAGACTGTTAAGTCGTCTGCCTTGTGCATTCCTAAAAAGTCGCACACAGAATGTGAACAATTCCTCCAAAGGTGCAGGTCCGCTGGCGCGACCTCCAAACGTCTTAAGTCGTTCTCCAGCCTGTCGCACTCGGGACATATCCCACTTGGGCACTTTGCCTGCATAAAGCAACGAGATAAGCTCTCGAAAAGCACTTGCCCATCCAATCTTGGAGTCGGCAACGATGATAGTAGTTTCTGTTTCGTGGAATTCATCTGCTACCTCTGGCAGCTTATTAACAAATTGACGTTCTACACTAAATCCTACCCCAGTTCCACACATAAGGATATACATGATCTCATCGAACACCCGAGGATGGTCGATAGACTTATATGAACAGTTATATCCTGCTACATTATCCCGTTCAAGTGCCGGACCGGCTGTCATCATAGCCCTCATAGAGGGCATTACTTCAAGATTTACAATCGCATCATAAATATCACCAGCAGGAAAGGTATCAGGATACTTCTTAAGAAAAAAATCGCAATATCGTGTAACTGTTTCTTCCCAAGTTTCTCGTCGATTTACTTCAGGGAGATATCGAGCATAACGACTTTGGTGAATATATTGTTGATAGAGACTAGGTAACATTCTTAAAAATTCCGTTCTTATATTGTTCGTAGCGCAACAGAAAAACCTTTTCAATATACTCAGGACTTAAGCACATAATATACTTATCATCAAGTTTCAACGGTACTTGATATACCTCATCATGAATCCAATGATCCTCGTCTATCGGAAGAAGATTACGAGCTTCAGTTACTAAGCATGCTTTATCAGCATGTTGGACAATTAATGAAACTTCGTCTGGTAATCTAAAGTGTTCTGTAATAGCTCCTTGAACAACTCGTTCAAGTTGTTGGTAATCAGGTAACATCCTCTTGACAGGCGTAGCGATATCAGTGATATAGGCTTCGCTTGCGTCATGGAGTAAAGCTTCCAATTTAAATTCATTAGGTACCAACCTGGAAGCATTGATGCAATGTTCAGCAACACTATAAAACTTGCGAGTATGCCCGTTAAAGCGACACTGCATAGATAAACTATGAGCAATGTCGCTGATAGAAATATCGAGAGGCTTTGGAGTGAGAAAAGTGAAATTTGTTCCACTAAACGTTTGGATATAAGGTTCACTTGGCCTCACTAGCTCGCTCCTCTACCATTGCCTTCATCAACAGGGCATAGACAATAAGGTCATCGAGTCGTCCGCTGATAGGCTCAGCACGCACTCGTTCAACTCCGGCGCTGTGGTCTCTAACATATTGAATAATAGCATCCCAATGCTTTCCGGCATAGACGGCCCATACTTGTTCCATCGTAAGTCCCAAGTTTGCACCATTTCGACGGAAGTTCGCCAGTCGATCCGAGTCGCCTGCATACTCTCCTCCCTTTTGAATTGAGAGCCGCTTAATCTCTTCAATACTACCATCTAATAGCTTATTCCACTGATCGTGGGTATAAATCAATCGTCATCCTCCGGGATTTCAGTTAACCCTTCATCATCTTGTGCATCATCTTCGTCATCATAGATACTCGGCATATCCTCTACCTCAGATACCAAGAAATCGAAATTTTCTTCGATGATATCCTTGAATCGTTCGACAATATCTTCTGAACGAAGTTCCAAAGTTTCAATTAAATAAACTTCATCCCAGCCTTTAAGGGCTTCGAGAAGGTCCGGTAACGTCATCGTTTTCATGTTCAATTATATCAATAGTCTTATTAAGCTGAATAGCTAATTCATTGTAAGAATGTACACATTCAAAAAGCTTATGGGAAACTACATTAAAGTCAAGGGCTTCGGTCGAACTAAGATCGCCGGGTCGATAGGTTCCTTGTGCTTGGTTGCCTGTGTATCCGGGGAAACTTGCAACGGCTTGGTTGTAGAGCAGCCGGAAATCAGAACTAACCCTAAGAGTGATACTCCCGCGAGGAACAACTTCATCGAGTTTCTTGTCACGTTCGGATACATCCTTTTTAAGTTTTGCAATCTCTGATTGGTACTGGGCATTTACTTTCTTTCGATTTTGGTCATCAAGCTCTACCTTATTTTGCCAGCGCAAGTTTACAGCTTTTATAGCATCTTCATAAGATTTAGAATCTGCTGCATGGTTAGCTTTTTCTGTAGCAAGCTCTTGTTTGTACTTTGCTGTAACTTTAGCTTCCGCAGCCTTGCCAGCTTCATATCGAGTATGCCCCCAATAAAGAGTATATCCCCAGATCAAAACAACTAAGGCCGTAATTGCTACGGCCTTCCAGTGCTTAAGACACCATAATCCGATATTAGCTAAGGTAATAGGATCCATTACTTCACTAACTTACGATCTGAGTCACTATCAACTGCCATTTCACTCTTCATGGTTTTGCATTTCCTCCTTCATATTTATTCTCAAATGGGGTAGGATCATTATCTAAAAATCTCCCAAGGCCATAGCCGCCGCCCCAAATACTACCAAAACTAATCCCGAAATCACTAGCACTAAAAGAATGTCCCAACCGAATACTCCATATAGTAAAAATGATAAGACAGCCAGTAACAATAAAAGCAGCAAGAGCCTTATTGTCCAGAGTTCGATTGTCATTCTGAGTTACAGCTTCTCTAGCTAACCGAGTGAACCCTTTGGTAAAGCTCCCCGAGTGCTTGCTGTGCGAGGTCAAGAAAGATAACAATTTGAGTACTCCTGAAAGATTCACAGGCCATCATCGCAGTTTGAAGAAGTTCTGCATCCCGTTGAGTCGGGGTATACTTCTTGAAATCATGTTTTGTAGAAGTTGCCGGAGGCACTCCAATAAGACTAGTCACCGTATTGTTCCCTTAAAGTGTCAACTGTAATTGTCTCGATACTCCCGATATCCCCATTCTTTACGTTCTTCAAGAGGATGAGTCCTCGCCACCAGAGAAGGTTTGCCGGACCCGCATAATCTTCCCACTGGGCAGGGTCGAGGTAACAGCCTGCAACCATTCCCCAAATGCGGCTTCCATCTGGCCGAGTTCGGTGGGCGATATCGAAAAGATGAGTGTGTCCTGCGACACAGCTTGTAAATTGTTTCCGTAGCAAACTGAGAGCTGGCATTTCGCCTCCGATGGGCCTTCCCATGACACCACTCGGAAAGAAATGGCTAAAAGTGATCCCGGCGCATCGGTAATAATCTTGATAGGGGACGTAGTCCCATCCAAATTCTTTATATCCGAGGTCATGGTGACTTAGAGTCCCGATGAGTTTCGGATCGTTTTCAAGTACGCGTCGGATTCTGCCCTCGCAGTGATTACCCCCAAGAGCAACTTTTTGTGGTATGTACTGAGCCTTTTTCCGGTCTCTAAGCCCTCGATTACCAAGATCAATCCCCTTCTGAAAACATTCTCTTGCCTCCAGTGCCGCTTCAACATCTTCACGATAGCGGCGTCCTTCGAATGAAGCTTTTCCAACGTCATAAAGCGATAAACTGGGCATATCTGCCCAATCTCCCATATCAATAATTACATCGGGCTTTTTATCAAAAGCGTACTTCCCTGCCCAAACAAACCGGGAGTTTGGAACTCCCGGCTTAGCATGTGCATCACCAATTACTAAGATATCCATCTATATTATTTAAACACCAAGTTATTCTTTTTCAGATAAGTATATACCGAAATTGCAGGAACATTGTATTCCTGAGCAAGCTTAGGAATAATTCCTCGGTAATATTCTGTTGACTTCAGGATTTCTACGATCTTGTCTAAAGACTCAATCGGATATTTACGGGGTCGGCCACGACTCAATTAATGGTCTCCTTTTCAGCTTCTTTTTCGGCATGCTTCGTTCGCATCATCTGTTCCATAGCCATGAAACTCAGATTACGAACAAACTCACGAGTTCCAATTTCTTGAATCTGTTCCAGTTCCTCAGGAGTCGGATCAACGATCCGCCATCCCTGCTCTTCCTTTGAGTAGATGATAGGCATCTTCTGTGCTTTCTACAATAGTTTTAAAGCCTATCCACGGAATTCCGTGCTTATCACACCATTCTCCGTAGGTAGTTTTACTCTTTTTGGTAATCGTATGATTAGGATGACTAAAGACGATAACCAGTTTAATCCCCGGATTATGCTTAAATACTGCTAACATTTTACGACGATCCTCATGTGTGAATCGTCCTTTAGTTTCGACGTAGAATTCGTCTCTAAGCTTGAAGTCCGGGATGTACTTCATTTCCGGGAGAGTATACCGAACTATGTCGGATTCGTAGTCGAATCTAATACTGCGTTCGGCGCAAATTCCTGCAAAAGCTTCTTCGAGACGACTTCGCCCCACGAAGTTGTCCACCTTTGGCCGGGCTTTCTTTGAACCCATAGAAGGTTTCCGTTTAGCAGTAATTCGTCTTTCCAATCTCCCCGTTTGATTTTCTGACTGTACAACTCTGCTACGACGTGCAGCAGATCGGTTTCGTCTTGGCATCCTTCAGTATATCTTTCTGCAAAAACTGGTCCAATCTTCGGACAGCCTTTAATATTATCCGTACGATCACCCGTTAAAACTTGCTTGTAGAAATTTCGTTGGGCTTCAATCAGTGTAATATGATACAGCAATCCTTTAACCCAATTATAATGCCATCCAGGAATCTGATCTAAATCCTTATCAATTGAACAGATTACAGTGTGGTTTTTATTAGTATTATATCCTAGAGCATCATCAGCTTCGGCTCCATCAATGGTCTCAGCACCATAGTCCTCTCGAAGAAGCTTACGGAGAAACTCGTAGTGCTGTGGCTTTTCTTGGATTCGATTAGCTTTGTACTCTGGATACAAGTCATACCGGAAATTTGATTTATCTGAACTAGTTAAATAAACTGCATAATCTGAGATTTCTAAAGCATCTAGAATCCCTGAAATTGCAGTTTCCATTCTAGCCGTAGCAATCGTTTCCGGTTCTCCTTGAGCCCCCCATGCTACCCGATAGACTAGAATATCTCCATCGAGTAGGGCACGAGTTGGCTTATCAATCAAATTCGGGCTGCTTGGCTTCGTCATTATTTCCTAGAACAAAGTCAACCATTCGTTCGGCAACATTGAAAACATCTTCAATCTTAGCCTTAGGTCCAAGCAAGTCTACGGCATTGGAAAGACTCGATTGTCGAATGATATAGACCTGCTTACGAGCACGTTCCTCAGGAGTTTCGAATCCGCTTCGTGACGTGTATGTTTGGGCTGCCTTTGTATTGCCCATCGAGCCGGTCGTTTCGGAATTGTTCGACTCCCCCGCTGCTACAATATCCACCCAATCCCAGAATTGCCCGTTCTTTTGAAGCTTAACATCATATTCCTGACCAGGTTCGGCATTCTTTAAAGCATCATATGCCTTGATATTGTTTCCTACACGCGCAAGTTTACGTTCTTGAACCTTCCCATCACGCTCAAAGCCAAGAAGGAGACGATCATAATTGCCCTCTTTATAAATCTTGGCATTTGTAATTTTAATCCGCATCTAAGTGCGTTCCTTTACAGTAGTAAGTTCCTTCCAATTAGGTCCTACTCCAATTTCTACCTTAGGTGGAAGGTCCATTGGTAGCTTGAATAACTCTTCAAAATGACTAGGAAGTTCTTTCCAAGTCTCAAATAATTTATTTACCACCCCTTCAACACGATTTGCCGGAGCGTCAAATACAAGGCTATCATGCACAGTGCAAATAAAATCAGCATCCCTACCTATTTTACGATTTGCAATCACCCGAGCTAGTGTCATAAAATCTGCACCAAATCCCTGAACCGGGTAATTTAATATCTTAGTCCGGGGCCACTTTCCAAATTCCTTTCGAAATTCAAAACGACGACCTGTCGGAATCTCTACATAACCAGCCTCTATGGCCTGCCTTACTAATCCTTCGTGCCACTTAGCAATCCCGGAATATTTTTTATAGAATGCTTGGATTGCTTCTTCCCAAAACTTTTCACTGGAACTTGTAGGAATGAATACAGAGTCATTTGCGAATGCATAAGCTGATCCACCATACAGAATCCGAAATTGAAATGTCTTGGCAGTTAATCTATCTTTAAGTTTGAAAGCCTGTTGATTATCTTGGTGTTGATCGACACCGTCCTTGATCTCTTTATAGCCTACTTGATCTTTACTAAGATAAACAGCTCCAAACCATTCTAGCTGTTTCGCATCTGCATTAATAATCATAACGACTATAGAATAACTCTTTAGTATCTCCTGCTAGATTTTGAAGATTTGGTTTCGATGCAGATAATCTTCCGGTCTTAGTTACACAAATATTAAATTGACCGTGAATAGAATTATTAGTCCATCCCATCTCATCTTTTCGCTTAATCATTCCTGCATAGTACGTTGAATCTAATTTTTCTAAAGCCGTTCTGGATCGGAGGAGTTGTATAATTCGTGCTGCTTTTCCTCGGGCTTTGAGCTTGGAAATGACTGGCTCGGCAACCGAGTATATTCGTTGGAAAGGCTTCTTACTAGGATCGATAAGTCTTTCACGATTCTCGCTGCTAAGCTGATCTTCGCTCCATTCGGAAGTCGGCTTTGTCTCAGTTCCGTCAAGAGGTTTAACCATTTGGCGTAATAGAATTCCCTTGACAGCCCACCGCTCACGCTCTCTGGTACTTCCATCTTTTAATGTCCTTGTATAAGTCTCTCGATAGGGAACATAGATTGTCCCGCCGTACAATAAGCAAGACAGATGATCGTCAGAATTGAAATTAATACCATCAACTCCGGCCAATTTATGAAGCTCCTCATCAATCTCTTTGATTTCCAACCTCGTCGTCTCACTAAGTTTGGCAGCCTCTTCGAATTTATATTTAAGTCCATTCCTCTCTGCTTTAAGTAGATAGAGTAAATCTTCATTCTGAAGTCTTACGAGTTCATGTACCGAAGCACGGAAATCTTTACGCTGTCGTTGATACAGTTGCCAAGTTAAGTCAACATCATGGGCGCAGTATGCTGAAAGCACATCCCAAGGAATGTGATCAGTTTGGATACCAGCCTCCCAGTACTGTGACTTAACCACATCCAACTTACAAGGAAGAGAATAACGAGCAGCACTTTCGTTGAGACTCGGCATGGTGTGTGCTTGATTGCTAAGAATAAACTCACCAAGCTGACAATCAAACACCCTAGGAATGCGTAACTCAGGAACATAATTTAAGAGCCAGTGGAGATCGAACTTGATGTTGAATCCAACCACGACATCCGCTGACGTAATCGTTTCCGCAATTCTCCGCAGATTCGTTCCAAAAGGCTCTCCGCCATATTCGATAGGAATAACAACTGTTGGTTCGTCATTTTGTTTAATGCCAATGCAGACCAATTTATTACGCGGGTCGAAAGGATTTCCGTCATTATAGATGGTAGTCTCAACGTCAAAAGTGACTTTTCTAATGGACGGCATTTTTCTTCTGGATTTGCAGGACTGTGTCGAGTGCTTTTTCCATTCCTTCCGAACCTACCCTCCCGGTAAACCATTTCTTTACCTCCTTAGCTAGGTTTCGTAAAGCTAACATCTCTTCAGTTTCATATCCAAAAACTGGACTAATTTTACTTTCTACTGATCGCTTCGTCCGCGATGTCCTTGTAGCGTCCGATTTCCGCGTCAAGTAGGACCTCCCATCTGCCATGTCTAAGGCTTTGATCTGTATCTTTTGAACCTAAAAGTTTATTCTTGGAAATCGCCAATCCACGAACGTACGGTGGATCATTAAAATCAAGACCAATACCCAGAATCCAATCACACTCAGCCTGCTTCGAAGTCTTGGCATTAGCCATGTGCCCCATATTTAAATACTTGTAGCCTTCTGCATCTCCTGATGCCTGACAGACTCCAATGACTGGACAATACGATTTAGCCAACTCGCGTGCCCATTGATAGATCTTTCCAAGGAGGAGATCATCTCTGTCGTCGCTAAATCCTTTGATCTTGTCAAGTTGATCAAAGACAATGAGACTTGGTTTAAGCTCTTGACACAATCGTTCAACCTCCTTGCGGGTAAGGCCAGCATTATCGACAAGCTTGAGTCTTCCTCCGGTCTTTTCGAGGTACCTGGCTTTAGCACGACCCCGGTTTGCAAGTATGGCTTCCAGTGGGGCTCCCAAGACTGCCCCATAGATTCTGAGCTTAACTTTACTTCCTTGCTCTTCATTGTTGAACCATAATACTGTTTGTCCATCTTTGAGTTGTTCTGCCATGTATGAGACTTCACTGGCAAGAAATGATGTTTTTCCTGTTTCGGGCCGTGCGAAGATAACTCCCAAATCACCGCGCCTAATTGGCCCAAGTGCGCGGTTAAGGCTCGATAACCTCCAAGTGAGTCCGCCTTCCGTATAGGCATTTTCAATTAATTCGTCGAGGTCATCAGTAACGAATTCACAAGACGGACCTTGTACGGTGGAATCCGCTTCGCTAAACTTGGAGATAGCGGCGGCCAACTCAGAATGATCACGTCGTCCGGCTGCAACTTCGAGGGCAAGTGTTCCAAGCTTTGAAGCCTGAGAATGTTTCTGGATTGCTTTGAGGGTTTCATCAACCTTCTCTGGAGATAGCTCCGCCTCTCGACTGAGCATCTCAAAGATACCGCTGTACGACTTTTTATCTATTCCGGGATACGCCTTAATGAAGGCGGCTTCGAGCTCAATCGGACTAAGGTTGTTACTGGACTCGGCGTAGGTAAGGTCGAGTGTCCGGAAGAGTCGGTATAGCTCTGGGAAATTATCTTTTATAAATATGTAGTCCAGAGCTTCGTGGTACTTGCTGTAGTTCTCGTGCTTGAGAAATGCTTTTAAGATTTCGTTATAAATCACTCCATAGTTTCTTTCTTTGAAATGGAGACAGGAGTTGGATTTTAACCAACCTACGCCGGGTTGCAGCCGGCTGCCTAGTCACTCGACCATCCCGCCAATGGTGCCCCCGACAGGATTTGAACCTGTACGCGAACTCAAGGTTGTGCGGCGGATTTTAAGTCCGCTGTGTCTACCAGTTCCACCACAAGGGCGATATTGGTGCGGGCTACAGGACTCGAACCTGCCTCTCCGGTTTGGAAGACCGGGGCCCAACCTCTAGACCAAGCACGCAAGGAGGAACCTCTTCCATGGCATGTAAGCCATGTTATCCCACTCTCGGGCGGGGACCACGGCGGAAACTGATCTCTTGAAAATACTTGTCAGCCAGCGGTGGCGGGGAGGGCCTTACATCCTCATGAACCCTTCTATGTCTTAGACAACAAAACTTAAAGAAAGTTTCATACTTCCGATTTAAATATAATGAGTAAGTACTAACTCCTAGGTCTATGTTCGTCTACTTGAATAAACTCCTTAGAATCCATAATATCCTTAATCTCAGCCCAACTAATAGGTCGATGGTGTACGTCCCAACCCACGTCTAAAATCTTACCGTAGCCGTGTTTATAGCCTCCGTGACAGTGTCCATGGAGCATCCAGCTACCCCCCTGCATGGAATGCCAAGAACCCATTGGGAAGTGGCAAAGAACCGCTCTCTGACCATTCCTCTTAAGCTCCATATGAGCTGGCATTTCTTTAATAAGTCGAACCGCTTCGAGGTCCTTGAGAAGGAGACTAGGATCGTGGTTACCCGGAACGATCTTAAGATGGCCATTTAAACTACTAAGAATTGAGATAGTTTGACTCAGATTACCGAAACTCAAATCTCCCAGATGAAAAACGGTATCATGGGGTTTAACCACGTCATTCCAAATAGCAACCATTCCCCAATTCATCTCGTCTACGTCCTTATAGGGACGTTGGCAGAATTCAATAATATTCTTATGAAAGAAGTGAGTATCACTGGTAAACCAAACATCACTCATACCACATACTCCTTTTAAAATACTACCATATGCTCAACTGACAGGCTTAGTTATACTAAGATAACTAAGCAATATATTATTAAAAATAATAATAAAATAATCTAAAGTCTTTCTGTCTTAGACAACTTAATTAATCAAAAGTTCCTCAAATAAATCGAACTTTTAATTAAATATAATATGTGAGTACTCACTAACCCCTCATACTACCCTCTACAAAGTTTTTAATTTGGGTTTGGGAACACTCTTTCGGATCGGTCTCCGACCGGATCGGGTCTCCCATCTTAAAACCGATGCTACGGTACCTATTCGTCAATTTGAGAGCATCTGCGTACTTATCTGGGTCTAACCACAGTACTGTAGCTCTAAACCTCTTATAGAGCGATTTAAGGGCATCTACTCCAATATGTGCCCGAAAGAGCGGAACTGCCGGATACATTCGGCCAACCACGATTGCCGAGATATAGTCTTCGACGAGTACTCCAAAATCAACGAGGTTCGTTTCTGGCTCAAATGTAATGAGTCGATTCGATTTACCAGCATCTCCGGTAATGTAGCGAGGGTGTTTAGGATTGTCTCCAAAGTATCTTCCAGTATAATACGTTCCAGACCTGTATCCAAGTAACAGAAGGTCCTTGGTCCTTTCGTAAACAATACCGTAAGTATTACATTCTTCTTCAAATACTCCATATCTTCCGAGCCAATTTCGTACTTTTCGGGGGAATTCGGTATAGTTGCTAATATCGTCTCGATCTTCTTTCCCCATTGGTCCCATACGCCCATTATCAGAATCTCCTTTATTAATTATTCCCAATCTTCCGGCTTGGTAGTAGCCACAACCGAAACAATAATGATGGCCGTCAGAATAGACACCAAGATTATCTTTAGAATGACACCGAGGACAGGGTGCATGGTGAAGAAATCGGCTATCATTCACCATCTCCCCCGAAATCATCATCATCTTCTCGAATATCTACATAACTGGTGCTATCATCGTAGAGTTCTTCGAGGCATTCGTCACACAGCGGGTCCTCTTCGTTACGATTCTTGAACATCTCTTCTTTGGAAAGCTTTGATTCACAGAGACTACAGTACATTATGCACTCCTGATTGCTTCAGCGTAGCGTTCAACCGTCGTACCTTCCAGTCCTGGCGCAGTGTTGACTTCGAAAATGCATGGGAGAGAATAATAACGATTCCAACCCACATCAACAGCTCCAAAGTGGAGCCCAAGCTCTTGTACAGCGCGGATACACATATCCCGAATAATATCATTTGGTAGAACAACATCGCGCCGGGCGAATATATATCCATTGACCGTGTTCCTGATTGCATTCGCCTCGGCACCATTTCGGCGTAGTTTCCTTTGTACATCGAGAACTCGTCCGTTGAAGACATGAACTCGGAATTCATCTGCCTTCTTGAAGTATCGCACATAGAATGTGTGTCCCGGTTGTACATCTCTGCCTTTTTCATATACTGTAATACCTGCTCCTTCTGATCCACGATCAATATCCCGTCCAAGAACACGTCCTTCCCATCTCCGAGCAACCTCGAAATCTCGAGTCCACTCTGGAATGTTGATTTCGTTAATCCTGCTAAGCACATCAAAGGTCCGCATCTTCGATGTTGCAATTTCAACAGCCTCTGGTCGATTCAATAAATGAGCACCGACCCTCATCAAATCTAACTGCCAACTTGGAAGTCCATAACTCCCCCAATTAATAATCTTATCTCCCCGTTGGGGTCGATAAGTGGAGTTCTCTCTCTTGATAATCCGAGAATTTGGAATTTCTTCAACTAATGAATTAACTGATCCAGATCCCCGACGATAGGGCCAGAACCATACATTAGGACGCGGCATGATTAATGAATCCTTTCTTTAAGAATCCGGTTGTAATCACGAACTACATCATCAATATTATGATATAGAGTTGGACTATTTTGAATTACTGAAATTTCAGCATCATCATAAAATGCAAGTTCCCGCATATTAGCTAGGATCATATAGATTCGTTTATTTGAGCTATTAAATTCTGAAATATATGCAGGACGAATATTTACAATTTGACCAATAAGCCGCTCACCCTCATTATATCTAGAACTCGATGAATAGAAACATACATCAATATCATTTAGATATGGTGACTCATCTCCATTAATAATTCGGCATCGATATCTATAAGTATGCTCTGTCGTAGTCTTTGGGGCTGGAGATTCAATAATCTCTGCAAGCACTTCCATCTTTTCATGATACCAACCAATCTTGTCATTCCCATAAGCACGAAATAAGAATGGATTATTTATATCAGATAGACATGCATGCTTAACTTCTCCATTCTCTACCTTATGAGACCATCGATTAATTCGTCCTGGAGAAGCAGTAATTCCTCCAATTACATATTTCTTAGAATCATCCTTAATCTCACGTTTAGAGAGAGGAATAACTGGGGCCGTGAAATTAGGAATCAAGATGGCAGGAGTTGTAGTAGTTCCTACAATTTCTGCAAATGGATCAGCAGGAAGTGGTTGAAGAAGCCTGGTATATCTATATTCGATTTTATCTCCTTTCTTAAACATCCACTCAATCACATTTTCTTCTTTGCCTGCTACAATCTGTACTAGATTAGGAATACACGGAGAAGCTTGATAAACAGCCGGTTCACTTTGCCGAGCCCAAAAACATAACTCTACATTCTTCTCCGGTTCATACTTGATCATTGTAAGTGATCCTTGTACGATGGAACGAAGAAGGTTTCGAAGTCGGTCGGGTGAACTGACGAGTCTTGATGTGTATGGTTGTTCTGGAAGTGTAGGCCGCGCCCCCGTCGTAGTCGGCGGGAAGTATGTAACACCGGAATTCCTGCCTCGTCCATGACGCCCGGCGTTAGCCGCGTTATGGCTTCGAAACCATTGATTCAGTTCTTGCTCAGACCAGTCACGAGAACCATACGGAGTATACTTGGGCTTGATTTCTTTGATAGTCCAAGGAACTTCTTTCTCTCCAAGTTTCATTGTATCAAGATCGATAGTATAAAGATGGTCTGGCTTAAAAGCTTCTACATGGTTAACTTCCCAAGTAAATCGATACTTGAGGTAAGCTGGAACACTATTTTCTGAATTGATTAAAATATTACCGTTCACTAATCTACACCACCACAAAGGCCTCTGAACATTGCGATAGATGTATAACTTCTGCGTAAGAAGATCATACCACATAGTCGCAATTGCACCACGAATAGTGGCAATTCCTTCTTCTGGACCCTTTTCAGCAATCTCATGGGTCATCCACAGGGAATCTACATCAAAATTATTGATGGAAGAATTATTTCCATGTCTCTCGAGAGTTCCATTATGGACCAGAGCAATATCTGCTGTCGGATTCTTTTTATCTCCAGTAGTTACCAAGAATGGATGAGCATTTTCAACTGTGACCTTACCAGTTGTAGCCTTTCGACCATGACCAATCAAAATCTTACCATTTCGAATTGCACTACCTCTAAGAGATTTATATTCATCTGTTTCTACAAACTTCCAAGGATCTCCAACCTCCTTGTGATAAGTCAAATCTCCCTTATTAGAAACAGCAAATGCCCCAGTTGAATCAATTCCGCGAAAACCATTAAGAACCATTGAATGTTCAAAAGCATCCAGGTCGACTCCAGTAAAACCGTTCTTGAGACCTGTAATCATTCCTACTAGACCACACATTACTTATCCTCCATAGGAGAGTAAAAGAAAAGTTTAGCGTTAGTGATTGCATTATCAATTGTTACAGATTCAATTGGAAGTTCGTCAGAAAATCCATAAAAAATTCGATCATAGAATTCTCGATAATTAGAACGAGTTTTAAGTTTTAAAACTTCTTTCTTAAGTTCTTCCAAAGAAATTTGACTTGCATAACGCTTCAATAGGGTTAGAATGAATATCCAACACATAATCTGCTCGATATCGAGTGTAGTTTGCATGTGTCGAAACTCTACTGTCCCAAATTCTGTGACACATTTGGTATTAAGAGCACAATATTTTCTAGAATATCTAATAAAAGTCTGTAAATCAGTAGATTTATCTGTACATGATCCAAGAAGTGGGGTACAGAAAATATTATGTTTTCTCCAAGAACCAACAAATTCAAAGAGTGAATCCTCAACAATTGAATACAAAATCAACAGGGAGTTCATTTCTGACATAGTCAGATTTCGCACATTTAAATGAACATGTAAACCAGTTCTATCAGAAATTTCCCATCTTTGTTTTTCTTGTTCTAATCCAAAAGCAGATAGGGCAGCTAGCGCATTATAAACTCTAGCACCAAGATGCGTTACAAGTTCAATTCCAGACCCACGTAAACTTGAATCTGCTTTAGGCTCCCAATATGCTTTAAGAGCTTCAGAAATTGGTTTTGAATTCTCAAGTTCAATTTCAACACCAATTCCAGTATTCAAAAGATTTTTAACTACAGAAATTGGAAGAGTTTTAAGGTGATTATAAAGCTTCAACTTTTTTATATCTGAAAGAAGCTGATCTGTTTTTTCTAAAGTAATTGGTTCACTAAAAGAAATTGGATTTAAATCATAGTACTGTTGAATAGTTTTAGAAGGTTTCGTTATCATCGGTTTGAGTACCCGTAGAAAGTATAGAAGATGCAGGAATCGTTGCGTTATTACCTGTAAAGTGTGTATGAAACAATCTCTCTGCGCGCGGCGAGCCCGATGGCCTTAATCTTGGAGTAGCAGGAGTAGGCGGACGTGGCATCATATTGATAAATGCTCTATCCAAATCACTTATTAAACTATCAACTGTAGGAGGAAGTTCATTATCTAATTGCCTCTCCATTATCTTAAATGTAGGCTGAATTAAAATTTCTTCCAGTTCTTGTTTAAATTCAGGATAATTAAGTTCAAGAATTCCAGTTCCTAAATCTAGTTTCCCAATTCTTTGAGTACGATAAAACAATGTACCATCAAATAATTTCAGGAAGTTTCGATCAAGAATAACATTCTCAGCATTCAGAAAATTCTTAATTTGGTGTTTCTGTCGACCCTTTACATTTCGAAAAGCTGCACGGTAAGGATTAAACAAAGAACTTAATGTAGTTACTCGTGCTAAGTTAGCTTTACCTTTTGGGAAGAAAAGAACTGGATGGTTTGCCGAACACCAACCACGATGCCACTGTCGTTCTGTAGAATGGTGAACAAAGTATGGAACATTTTCTTTTTCGGCAAAATACCAACCTACAGGAAGTCTGGTCGAAATTAAAGCATCAGGATCAAACTTTTCCTTAATAATTTCTTTTGATAAAAAAGAATCTTCAGCACTTTCTGCTCTCCTTGCTGTATTATTAGAAAGTTCTGGAAAGCATAGCCAAGTAAAATTGTCTCCATTTATATGAAAGGAATCATAGAGCTGAGCTCGATCACTAATATATAAAAGAGGAAAAGCGCCTAACATTACTGGACAATTTCTTGTGCTAGATAATTGCTCAGAAATCCTCCGTGTCAGATTATATAAATCAATAATTCCACGATGGTTTCTAATAATTACCTTAAATACTTCAAATTGATTATATAACCTAGCTCTAATATTTTCTCGACCTGTCCATTCTCCGGGCGCAAAAATATCCCAAATAGGTCTAGTGGATCGCTGAAGTTCGACAACTTGACTGGCATCCATTAGCATCAGCCAGTGGTAGGCATCCATTCCAAATGCCTCTGCAAATTGCCTAGTAAAATTATTTACATCTCTATTTGAGTTATGTGTCCACCAAGAAGTTCTTGCACAAACTTGTCCTAGAAAAGGAATAAAAGAATCAAAAGATGCTAAAGTTGGGCCACGCATTGAACTCGCAAGAAATACAATTCTGGCCCTATTTGGAGGTAGGATTCTACCTCTTGCTAAATCTTCCAAGGATCCAGTTAACGTCGTTGGGTTTGAAAGATCTTGTACAACTACTTTCTGCTTTTTAGGTTCAACTTGTTTTTCTCGTTCTTTAGGAACGAAGAAAATTGTTTGTTCTTTATTAGATTTATCAAAAGATACTACATGAACAATTTCATCCTTGTAAGAAACATAGGTATCTTTAAATCTTTGATTCAAGTCATGTGAATCAAGTGTTTGAAGTGTTTTTTGGGTGAGATCACTTGACATATGCCACCGGGAAAAGACCTGTATTAAATCTACCACAAATTCGAGCTGCCAGTTCAAGATTATGATCGTTGATTGCTTCCACAATCATTTCTTCGTGATTCTCGAGCAATTCATGAATATTATGTTGATTACTCCGAATAAATTCAATTGCTTTTTGAACTTGACTAAAAACAAACTGAGAATTTTGGGAATTCTGAATCCAAAAGTTATCAAGAGTACGGTATTCAATACCATAATCCTTGATACGAACTGCGCAAGCCTTTCCATACAAGCTACGCCGCTCATTTCGACGAGTAGCGAGAATACTAGGCACTCCTAGGAATAAATCAAGACTTTGTGCCAGGGCTTGCCGTTCTCGAGTTTGTGGTGTTACCCAACCAACATGCACATGTCCAGCAGCAGTTCTCAACGTTTCAGGAGGAACAGGGCGAGGATTCAAGGTCCCAGTCCATCCATTCATATCTGGATCGCATCCTAGATGTTGCGCATGCGGAGTTTGAAGTTGTTCTTTAGGAAAATGCATTGCTGAAGCTACTTCAACAGTAAAATTATTCTTTTCAGCAAGTTCACATACATACTTTAGAGCTGCTGCAATATTCTTACTGAAGGCTTGTGGAGTCTTTGCAGGAGGAATATTAAATTCAGCAGCAACGTTATCTTCTTGAATGAAATATCCAGCCGGAAGTTCCTTAATAGGGAGTGGTTCAGACTTTGAGCCCCCAATCAACCCTTCGACAGATTGGGGCGTACCGTCCTTTTTGATAAAAAAGACTTCAGGATCAGCACCAACAGTGACATCTTTAAATTCATACATTGGGACCAGTTCCTTTCAAAAGATGTTGATTAACTAAACCGCGAACATATTTCACAGTTTCAGAATTAGGATCGAGCATTTCGGGATGACCTTGAACAGCTAGACTTTGAATTGCTGGAAAGAAAATAATCTCAGGTTCCATAAAATTCTCAGGAATTCGCACAAAACCTGAATAATCTGTTGAAATATTGTTAATAACTGTTGCAATTACTTGATGTTTAGTTTTAACAGCATACATCATTTGATGGTGTAGACTAGACATTCGATATACCTTTTTGGTCAGTACATCAACAATATCATGTCCACGTCCATGACCTGAAACATGCTGAATTAATTCTCCACCTGCTTGAATACAAGCAAGCTGTGCCCCGCGACAAATTCCAAGAACAGGAATTTTATATTGTTTACAAATTGCATAAGCTGCTGCTTCATTGATATCCCGAAAACTTGGATTTGGTCCAACATAGGCACCACGTACAATCTGACCATACATGGCAGGATGAATATCGCCACCGCCTCCAAAAATTACGAGATCAACATCTTTGGCCGTGTTTGCAAACTCTTCGAGATTTCGAGGAGAATTAATTGTTGCAGCATTCACTCGTTGCCACGGAAGAAAGACTTCACCTCCCGACATTCCAAAAGTATTCCCAAGATCACAAATATTTAGCATTTTTATTACAGCCCTAACGAAAAGTTAAAATATTTTTCCATTTCAGTGCGGCGCTGTTGGCCTGCTTTGAAAATATCCATCCCAAACCATGGATCTCTTTCCTCTTTAGTTCCGACAGGCTTCATTCTACTAAGTCCCATATCCCTATTTAAATCCTCATAGAGAATTGAAATTTTGTTAGTGTGATAAAGAGAGTCGTCACTCTCACAAAGTTTTTTGATAGCTTTAGCAATTGGAAACCCACTTTTAATCATTTGTTCTACATCATATTGATATGTTAGAGGAGTAAAACAATGATTTTTGAATGGGCTAAAGAAGCTAGCCATTAACCAACACATATTAAAATCAAGACCAGCTAAATCAGTCTTGAAAAGGGCACGAATCATATTTGGATTTTCATATGGGTACCTAGCACAACAAAGAGCAATATACCATTCTGTCACCAAAACTTCAGTAAGATTAATTTCAAAAACTTTCCAAGGTTCTTTGGCAGATGTCCTGTTAAGTAACATTTCTTTTTCAAAGTTTGTAAATTCCCGAATATTAATTTTAGCTTCAGGAATAAGAGGAATTACAAACTTTTCCCAGTATAAATCGAGCATTCCTGAATCAATTTCAGGATTACCTGGGGCATAAAATGCAAGTTTATCATTTTTCATAATTTTAGATTCATCAATTTTAAAATTTAATTGCTCGGCTGAAAGAGTCGGAAAATGAATCGTCGGCCAGAGCCTCATAGTATCGCGGGGTGAGAAAGCCGCAGCTTGACATGCTCCCAAATGAATTTTATTGAAGTTTGGGTTTTCTCTCAGCAAACATACGATAGTAACTAATTCACGCGGCGGTTTCATCAGCATTCACCCTAGACAAAAGAATCTTTTTTTGTTCGTTGGTAATCTTTTGACCCTTGATATAAATTACTTCTTTACCTTTAATCAAAAAACGAGTCCAATTTTCCCAACCAGAACCCCAAAACGCATCATAGACGCGTCCATGCACAAAAAGGACGTGAACATCCATTTTTGAAATACTCCAAATTGTACTACATGTTGGATTTACAGCGTGATGTACAACTAAAGAGGCCCATTGCGGGCCTCGTACTTTTTAAACTTATATACTACTTACAATCGCAGGATGATTCTTCGGAATGATTAAAAAGATCATTCAATTTATTATCATCAACGTGATATTTTTGAAGTTCACGTTGTCGTTCTATGTAAGTAGATTTCTTTAAATGAGATTCATACGGAATTGATTCAAAAAATAGATCGTAAAACCATTTAAACATTCCTTATCCTCCTTACCCTAGAAAGTCACAGGTTGCGCTCACTCGTCTAGTACCTCGCGGACGTGGATTACCGCAGGTAACATCGTCAGCCCTGTCCTCGCGCGAAACTCTTGATGTTTATATGCCTCTTGCAACGAACCGAAAGCACGGCTAGCGCAAATCCACCACTCCCGCGGCTTTTGCTTCGCCCCGCTCGCCTTGGCGTAGGAGCGCGTTGCGCCCACAGTCGCATCGCTCATGCTCATACCAGTTCTCGTCGCCGGGGCCGCAAATTGCGCTGCAATAGGACTTGTGCCCGTAGTGCGACGAGTCAAGTAGGAACGCCTCAAGCGCCTTGCATCGCTCGCGGGAGGCGGTGAGGGCGTGCTTTGCGCACTCAAGGTGGTACTGTTCGCAGCCGTCATAGTGCGTGCCCATGTCGCTCATCCCGCCTCCCCGCTCGCGGCGATGGCATCCATCAGGTCGGCGAGCGTTTGATGGTTTCCCCAATCATCTTCGTTGATGACGTGATTTTCGATGCGCTTTGCGGCCTTCGGGTATGCCATCAGAGTCCGCCAACGAGTCGCATCCCGCGCATCGCTCGTCTGCGCTGCGGCGGCGGAGCGGAGGGCGGCCAGAATTTCGGCGGCGTGTTGAAGCGCGAGGTCGGCAAGGACGAATGCATGATTCGCAGCAGACTTGTGCGTTGTGGCCGCTGCGTAAACCTGCATAAGCCACTCTAGCTCCTGCGCCAGCGCGGCCCGCTGATCGGGGGTGGCCGAAGCCTCCCGCTCGAATGCTAATTCTTCGCGGCGCGATTTCACGCACTGCGCGCAGTAGGCATACATCGGTAGGTCATGCTCGCATTTATGCGCCATGCTTCGTCTCCGTGGGTTGCTGCGCGGCGTCGTACATGGCGCGCCAGTAGCGCGGCAGGCGGTCAATGAAGTACCGCCATTCGTTGGAAATGTCATAGGCGGCCTGCACCATCGCTTCCGTCGGCTCCCTCGGCACGCCTGCCTGCGGCGCGGCGCGAACGGCTGCGAATAGCGTGCGAAACGCCTCGACGCTCGGCACGATTGGCACCATGTACTGACTGTCAGTGCCGAGCGCTTCCGCCATTGCGAGTATCCAATCGCGGTCGCGGCTGTCATCTGACAACAGTTCATCCGGCGCGCTCATGTCGGGTCCTTTGGGGAGGGGTGGTCGTAGAGCGGCCTAATCGTGCATGGGCCGTTGTAGTCGTCGTCACCAACGTCGGCTTGCAATTGTTTTGCCTCGTCCTCGGTCGCGCATAGGGCATTCCACGGGCCTGATTCAACGCGCCACGCCACCGGCTCCGCCTTCTGCGCATCGAGGTAGGCTTGCGCAGCATCGACCACAACTTTCAAGTGCTTGAGCCAAGCATCAACAGCAGGATCAGCGCGCACGATATCGCTCGTGACCTTTACTTGTTGAATCGCCGCCTCCACGGCCTTCGCGTCGGGGGCGGTCACCACGGACTCCGTATGCATTCGATTGAGGCGGCGATTGAGAGTAGGAAAGCACTCCATGCCGCTCCACTTTGCTGTGCCCCTAAAACTGCTAAGAAGCCTTGCGCGAGCGCGCAGCCGATTAAAAACCCAACCAAGAATTTCATGATTTCTGCTCCGCTGCGAGCATGGCGTCGGCGTACCTAAACGCTGCCGCTGCATAGTGATCAGGGCGTGTCGCGCCTTGCGCCCCACCGGGGCAAGCTAGAAGCCCCGTCAGCGCCGCCATTGCGTAGCGCTGGCGAAGGGTGACCGGCTCAGAAACCGGCTCGGTCTTGTAGGCGGGAAATGTCATGGCGTCTCCTTGGCGATGAGGGTGAACAATTTTTCCTGTGCGCGACTCATTCGATAGTTGTCACCCGCGCGGACCCATATCACATACGCGCGACAAGCTTCCGCAATCTCGGCGTCGCGGAGGATGCGAGCAAGATTGTTTCGCAAAAAGATAGACATGGATGGCAGAAGTTCATCTGGTATGCCGCGCATAAATTTACAATGTCGCTTCAACTCCTCGGTGTACTCAGGAAGTTTTAACGCATGGTTATTTTTCATCCTAATAGGGCCTTACTCCACAGCGAAATCAAAGCTGGAAGCATAAAAATTAGAAAAATAAATCGAATTTTCCATTCATACTCTTCAGGAAAAAACGGGTAACTTATACCTGCGAATCCAATACCTCCAAGTATAAGTTGAGCAACGAATTGTTGGTCGCTCATTCTTCTACCTCACGGCAGTGAGCAATTCTTGATACTTCATGCTGCATTCTCCCTGTAACTTCTTTCACGAAGCCGAGTTAATACAGCCATTGAATTTTGTATTGGTGGAGAGCACGGAAATTTCTTACCTTGAAAGTACTTGCGACGCGCCACCTGTCTGCCAGTCTTTCGGCAGAATTGATCCTTCATACAACAGAGTGCAATTGAGACATACCATTTACCGTCATCTTCCATCCGGTAAAAAGCCGTCGCTCCATTGATATCTGAATCATGGTGACGGGCTGGTAACCAAGTTTCGAGAATCTCAATCGAATCTTGAGAATGCCGGTAAATCTCGATATGAGTGGTACTTCTATGACGTGTCATAGCTTATCCTTAATTTTATACATAAAGAGTCCGAAACCGAAACACAAAGCAATAAGAGTTACACAATCTATCATTTCGATATAAATCTTAGCTTGATCTACGCAGCTCATTTTTGATTTGATCCTGGACGATGATAACCGTTAGTTTCCCAACGCATCTGAACTTTCGATTCTTTAGATTCAGAACCTTTATCGAAATCTTTGCGTCGAGCTTGAAGTCGCTTAAGGGCTTTCCTACCTTTACGTGCTTGCATGTTTAGTTAGGAGCGTAAGAATTATACTTGGCAAGAACATCGAAGGGTTGATCCGCGAAGTATGCAGCATCGAGCGGACCCGTCGTGTACCGCTTGCGTTCACCATCATCTAAAACGAAATGATTATTCTTGATTCCGACCAACTTTGACCATTTCTTTTGATGAGGGTCGTAATAATGCAGTCCAATACGATTTTTGGGATTGAATTCGGCTTTAAGTAGGCGAGATTGTACCACGAAGATTCTCCTTGATGGAATTACTGTTATATATTCTATTGCTTCATCAAGTTTAGAATTGCTCTAAACCTGATTGTACTTCGTGAACGCTTTATTAGGTACCGCTAAAACCGTTTGTTGCTTCCGCTCGTCGAATCGAATACGGAGTAAGCGGCTGATCCCATACTACGTTACCCCAATCATCGAATGATGGTTGTTTCGAATTGGGATTCAGAATTGCATCTGAAACTTCGGCGGGCAACTTTGTGCCGTCGTTGTTACGGGGCCACCAGAATTTGGTTAGCATTTTAATGAGACCTTGGAAAGGATTGAAGAATCATCACGATCACGCCGAGGATAACAGCCAACTTCGGATGTTTCGCTAGGAATCTGGAAATCATGATTTTAATTCTCCTCAAGCATCGTAAATTCGACAGGTTCAAACCCAGGGAGATGCGAAATAGCATCAACCAATTGCATCATCCCGTGTTTGGCACCGAGGGCCATCAAAAGGGCTCTACTTTTCGATCCTCCTTTATTCGGATCAAACCGAAAATTAATAACTTCGATTTGGGGAGCATCATATCCTTGTTTCGGCTGATGCATCATGATTCGGAATCTATTTCGAGGCATTCTACTCATATTTTAACCTCAAATTAAATTAATTGTGTGCCGGTTACGTTATCCGGCGCTGTAGTCCTTCCCCGACGTACAGCCGTATCAATTACGCCGCATCCGGTAGAACGTCATCCGAATAGCGTTCGGCGTAGAATTCGCGATGTTGCTGGTGAGTATCTCCGCAGGAATTACAGAGATAAAACCCGTCGTAATCCGCCACGTCGGAAGGATCGAAATTCTTTTCGCAGAAATCACAGTAAACTTTGGGACCAGGAATCTGCATTATTTAATTCTCCGTTAAAAAAATGGTGCAGTGCAGCATTGTAGGACAACAAAAAAGGCGCCCGTATTGGGGCGCCTTTCGTGTAATCCTAGATGGCACGGTTATTGCTTCAAACTCTCCAAATTCTCTTGGTGTATTTTCCACCATCATGGGTTTCCGGGTACTCTTTCAGTACGACGTAACCGAAGTTTTCCGACTGGAAATCTCGGTATTCCGTGCCAATTGGCAAAGTACCATACTCGAAATGAACGGGTTGCGTTGTGCGTTTCCAGATATCAGTCCCTCGAATGTCGTAAGCATTCGTCCCAAATTGAGGGGAATGCTTCGAGCATAGATCGAGAATATTCATGTTTACCACTCCGATTTGTATTGGTGCAATCCGCACCCCGAACCCCACAGTTTCCTATGGGGAACGGTGCTACAGACTGCGGTACTACGCCGCGCGACGATGGCCGGTTTCGGTACGCTCCGGAACGTCGATCCCGAAAGCGGTACGCTCCGAATTCAACAACGCATTGTCGTCCGCTGCCTTGCGGGCCGCTTCGGTCAATGCCGCATTGAACCTGTCACGGAGCGCTGCCACTTGCGTCCAATCGACCAAGTACGAATCGTCGGCTTGCTTGACTTGGCACAGCTTGATGAGAGCACGCGCCATCCGGTCGACCTTGCCTTCGGGAGTCTTTGCCGCTTCGGCTTCCGCTTCCGCTTCCGCCTTGTTACGGGCGATTGCCTCGTCGATTCGGGTTTGGACCTCGTCGCCCTTGAATCCCAGCGCTTCGGCGGCCTTTCCGAGCCGTTCCGCTTCCTTCGCTTCGCGGTCCGCCTGCGCCTTGATTTCGAGAGCGTGGCGGATGTTGGTCAACGCTTCCGGTTTCGGCAGGTACGAGCCATCCTCGCGCTGCACCAGCCCGTTGAACATCTCCGGCGGCATGGCATAGAACGCCTTGGCGATGGTCCGGGTTTCGGACAGCATCACGTCTTGGGTGGTCGCCTTCTCGCCCCTGACGCGTTGACGCGGAGCGAGCGCCTTGTTGACTTCCGTGGCGCCGTTGGACCGCATCAAATCCGTGATCCGCTCCAGCCACGTCTTGGTAGCCGATCCGGCCGGAACGAGGATGCTCGCCGCTTCGATGAATTGAGAGCGGAGGGTTTCTCGCGCCTTCTGGACCGCATCCGCTTCGGCTCCCTTCGCGCCGTTGAGTCGCTCCGTGCCTTCGACCGGCTCGCGCTTCTCGTCGACGATGATCCCAGTGGCCGTGCGGACGTTCGATTGCGATTGTTGCATGGTTGAATCTCCTGTGTGTGTAGGCGTGCCCAATGCACGCACCTGCGCATGTATGGGCGTGCCCGATGGTTTAAAGAGCGCTCCGCCAGCCGCTGCGAAATTTAATTCGCGGCTAAACGGACCGGACCCCGCACGGAGCCCGCAGGGAGTATATAGCGCGTTCCGTGCCATCTCCACTTTGTTCCGTTGAATCAATGACTTACCGCAGTGCACCATTTGAAGTGAGCGCTAACTTGTAAGATTTCCCGACGTCCTACACGCCCTGCGGGCGTTCCGCCGATAGTAAGTGCCTACTAACATCCTACAAAAGTGTAAAGTCTACCGACATCGGTGATGTGAGTGCTTACTAACGTAAGTTAGTGCTTACTCCCTAATTGTGTGGTACAGCTCCAGAAGTAAATGAGAATCATTCCCGTTTGGAAATGCTTGCCTAGGCAACCTTCTGTGTAAATGAGAATTATTTAAGACCGGGTAGGGGGAAAATCTGTGTTGGCGGAAAAGCGCGCATAGCAATATTTAATATTTCGGAATAATCATAACAATTAGGGTCTATTTAAAATAAAAATTTTACAAAAAGTTACAATTTAGGGGGGATTTGGGTCTATTTTGGTGGTCTATACAAATCAATGATTTAATCTCGTTATTAAATTAATTTGCATTTGGAGCATTTAATTAGGGAACTTTTCCTTAAAAAAACTGTCTAATACATCCGAGAGGATGAGAAAGAGAAAGAGAAAGAAGTTTGGGGAAGGGAGAATGCGAGCGACTCACCTGTAAGCGAGCATTCGGGTAGGGGCTGTAGCAGGGCCGCGACTACGGGGTTGAAAAGGTCGCTGCTTACTAGGCCCTGCTTACTAGCGCTTGGGCTTGAAGGCCCAAACCGGAAAGCCCAAGCTTCTGAAGCCGCGCACGTAGAAGCGCGGCTTACTGTAGAGCGAAGAATTTTAAATTCTGAGCGATAAAGCGGAACGAAGACCTGCTAAGGTCTGAGTGGAGAACGAACTCCGGCTCTGCCGGCCTACGTTCGTACTATAAAGTACTCCGCCCGTTTGGGCGGGCTACGTACTTAATCTTCTCTAGGTCCTTCAGCGTTCCTTAACGCTTCGGAACGCACAACGATCCCTCTGGTCGGATCGTGTGCTAGTACTATATATATAAGTAATAATATAAAAAACACTCTAATGAGCGACAGCGAATACCATAACCACCTCGGCTTGGTAGATCCTCCTAAGCCTCGGTACGGTTCGGCTAAAACCCGAACTCCTAAATCCCTCGTTGAAGCGAGGAACCGAGCTAAGGAACGGCAACGACTCTTAGCGGTCACTCATTATCTGATTACGGGTTCTTTGACCGCAACGTGTCAAATTACTAAAATCCCATACAATACTCTTAGCCGCTGGAAGCGTTCGGACTGGTGGCCTGTCTTGGAACAGGCCGTTCTTAAAAAGAATAAATTAATCCGGTCAGCTAAAATGGCAAGCCTCGCTGATAAAGCGCAAGCGGTAGTAGCTGAACGGCTCAAGAATGGAGATTTCCAATTCGACCAACGAACCGGGGAATTGGTCCGGGTTCCGGTTAAGGCTGTTGTAGCGAACCGAATCCTTCAAGATTCAACAACTGCTGAATTAGAAATTATTAAACAAGTCGAACGGGTTCAGGAAGTTCAAACCCAAGAACGGATGTTAGATAAGCTGATCGCTATCAAACAAGCCTTCCGAGATGCTTACCAAGCTCGAGAAGGAACGAACAAAGTAGGTGGAAACGCCCCTAATGAGGCCGTAGAGCTCATCCAGAACGAACAAGGTACCTATGTACCTCCGGAGAACTAGATGCCCTTCCAAAAGAACGGAAAACGAGACTACAAAAGAGAGGATGCCTGGGACGCTAAACATCCCGGCAGACTCCAAGCTCGGGAAGCTCGGCATAGGGCTCGGTACGGGGCAATCAAAGCAGGATTAATCGAAAAAAAGGGAGATCCTAGACAGGTAGATCATATTAAGCCTATTTCAAAAGGTGGAAAGACGATCCCGTCTAATCTTCGAGTAGTTGATGCTTCAGCGAACGAAAGTTTTAAAAGAAATTCTAAGGGAGCTTTGGTCTCCCAATACTCTAAAAAAGAGAGGTCAGCAAATGCCAAATCAACCCGTCGTTCCAAACGATCGTAGGTCTCCGACCAGGACTCCCTACACTCCGGATAAGACTAAGAGACGTCCGTAATGCCCTCCAAGTCTAAAGCCCAAGCCCGCCTGATGGCTGGCGTAGCACATTCTCCAAAATTCGCAAAGAAGGTCGGAATTCCACAAAAGGTAGGTAAGGAGTTTAATCTGGCAGATGCTGGTACTGGACTCTTAAAAGGCGGAAAGCGAAAGACAAAGTGAATCTCGTTATTCCTAATCTCACTAATGAGCAAATCGCGTATCTCCAAAGCACTTTCCAGGGCACGCAACCACAGCCGAATCCGACTCCGGGACCAACACCCACCCCGACGCCAACGTTTCCCAAAACAGCCAGCGACGGTACAAAGCTCGTACAAGGACCTACGCTCGACTACACCGGAGTCGCCAGAGAATTCACAGTCCCCCAAGGCCAAACTGTAGCTCTTGCTTTTACAGCACCAGCTTCCGGCCAGTTCCGGGTCCAATTATATGGAAAGACTGGAGGAGATAATATTCCTAGGTGCGTCTGGTTCTCTAAGACTCCTGGCTTCGTAGATTGGCAGGCAGATGCTCGTGGAGGTTTACCTAATGGATTCTTCGAGAATTCCCAGGCAGGTTCTGGTAGTTTCTCGGTTATTACTTATGCAGTTGTAGATTCACAATCTGGCTTGGAGCGTACCCCTACGGTGACCAAGCTTCACACCAAGGCAGGAGAGCTCTGGTATGCCATGGTTCAAAATAAAGATTCCAAGCAACGGTTTGCAACGAGCGCTATCGCTATCGCTTTTGACGCTCAGCCTGTGTCTGGCTAATTGTGGAGGAGGTGGTGGAGGGGGTGATTCTCCTCAAGTTAAGCCACCTGTTTCACATGCTATAGAATATGGCTATTACCTCACAGCGGGATCCCAACCAAGTGAAACTATCGGAAGCGTCAGCATTGGCTTCCTCGGTGGTCCTATTACTTCAGAATCTGAACTACTCAGTCAGGCTGCTGCTTTCAACAATCTCGGAGTTAAACGGTTCATCGTCAACCTTATCGGAATCGCTCCTAGCCAAGCTGGTCCCCTCCTCAAGCGACTTGAAGCTTTTGGAACAATACTTGCAATTTATCCAGTCGACGAACCCAACATTAACGGATGCGATAAAACAAACCTTAGCTCCCTCCGTACTCTTGGATACCCGCTCTTCACCATCATGGGACCTGCAAGATTCGGATGGGCATGTGCAGAGTACTTCGATTGGATCGGAATAGATGACTACGAAAAAGGGAGTGGAGTCCTCGACGACATTACCAGCTTCTCTAAAGGGCACCCTGGGATCAGAATGGTTCTCGTTCCAGGAGGTGCTTCTCCGTGGAGAGAATCACCCGATCCCTATTTTGAGTACTCCAAACAACACGAAGAAGTCATAGCAATCATTCCATTCCTGTGGCATTCATTTCAAGATGGACCTCTCGGAATAGATCAAAATGGAATGGGAATAACCTATACAAACTTTGGTAAACAAATCTTAGAGTTCAATGTCGGAAAGCGACCGAATTAAAGTAGATGAACAAGTTCTTGAGGTCTTTGTTTCACAGTTTCTCAAAAAGAACTTCGTTGATGAGGCCCCCATCCCTGACGTACATCGGGAATGGTGGAAAATGTGTTGCTCTGACAAGAAGTACGTTGCCATTGCTGCACCCCGTGGTCATGCTAAGTCCACCGCTCTTACCTTCGCCTATGGACTGGCTACACTTGTCTTTAGAGAACGAAAGTTCATCGTTATTCTTAGCGACACAGTAGATCAAGCATGTCTGTTCTTAGGAAACTATAAACGAGAACTTGAAGAGAATGTAGCTCTTCGAGAGATGTTTGGAATTACTGGGTTAGCCAAGGAAAAGAATACTGAGTCTGATATTATCATCGAATTTGCCGATGGATACCGGGCGCGGGTAATGGCAAAAGGCTCGGAACAAAAGTTCCGGGGACTTAACTGGGATGGCACCAGACCTGATCTCATTCTGTGTGATGACATGGAAAATGATGAGATCGTCCTTAATGCAGAACGCAGGGAAAAGTTCAAGCGTTGGTTTATTGGTGCTGTAACTCCGTCACTCTCCAAATATGGAGTGATTCGAATAGTCGGTACGGTACTCCATCAGGATTCGCTTTTGGAGAATTATATGCCAAAAGCATGGGACCGGAAGGCTGGTAACCAGAGTACCAAACTTAAGATCGTATCCAATCCTAATAAGGGAAATTGGTTATCTGCGAAATATAAGGCACATCCTGCCATCATGGACTACAGTGAGATGCTGTGGCCCGAATATAAAACAGCAGAACTTCTCAGGGCTGAATATGAAGCCCAGAAAGCTCTAGGAGTTGCGGATGTTTATGCTCAAGAGCAACTCAATGAGCCTATCGATGAATCGACTTCATTGTTCCGCAAGGGAGATTTTGGAACTTGCGAAGAGGATGAAATTAATCAACCCCTGAATTATTATATTGGGTTTGACCTTGCAACCTCAAAGGACAATGTTAAGCGCGATGCCACAACGTTCGTAGTTGGAGGAGTTAATGCAAAGAATAATCTCTATATTATTAAGGTTATTGCAGAGCGTATGGATACGCTCGAAGCAGTCGATACAATCCTTCGACTTCAGCAGACATATCAGCCAATGGCTTTCATCTCGGAAAAAGGACAATTGGCTAATGCATTGGAGCCCTTTTTAAGAGTTCGAATGTATGAAACAAATACCTTCCCCAGCATCATTACTTATCCAGCAATGGATGACAAGGTAAAGAGATCAAGTTCTATTCGAGGTAGGATGCGAGCTGGTGCTGTTAAGTTCCTTAAATCTGCTGATTGGTTTGAAAAGCTACAACAAGAATGTCTTCAGTTTCCTAGATCAGTACATGATGACCAAGTAGATGCTCTTGCTTGGCTCGGCGTTGGACTAGATAAGCTCATTGAGGCCCCTACAACTGAAGAACTTGAAGAAGCTGAATATGAACAAGAAAAAGAAGATTCGTGGGAACTATCTGGAGGGCAGAATGATTACACTGGATACTAAAAAATGTGGTCAAATTGCCTTGTGTGGGCTATCCAGCAATGGAAGCGGCATGGTGGTTATATTTTAATGCGTCGCAGTCATTGGGGAAAATTTCCTCATTTTCTGTGGATGTCGAAAGATCGAAAGCAATTAGCTAGTTTTGTACCGGATAACCCTAAGCGTAAAAAGTTTCCTCCTCCAATATTCAAAGGTCATGTGAGAACGGATGATTAATCCACCGCAAGCAATGCCCGCTCCGGGCCAACAATCAGATGCTCAGGCAGCTATCCAAGGACAACCCCAAGGAGCTAGCCTTCAACAGCCTCCGATGCCTCAGCCCGATCCTAATCAAGCGCAAAAGGATGCGGAAACCTCCTTCATGCTTAAGGTTAAGGCTGCAATCCTTAACAAGAATCTTGTCGAATCTTGGGATGAGGACGATGAACGCCTGACCAAGATGGCTGAATGTGTTATTGCAGGCTACGATATTGATGAACGAAGTCGTTCTGGGTGGATTGAACAAAATCAAGCATGGCTTCGTCTTGCTCTTATGCTCCGAGACTCCAAGGTATGGCCTTGGGTAGGAGCTAGCAACGTCAAATATCCCCTTCTTACGACCGCAGCTATGCAATTCTCAGCTCGCGCGTATCCTACTCTCGTCCCTGCGGACAATCTTATTGTTAAAGCTAAGGTTGTTGGCTACGATCAGGACGGTACTCGCTTTGAACGGGCTGATCGAATCGCTAAACATATGTCATGGCAGATCATGTACAAGATTCCTAATTGGGAAGAAGACATGGATCGCCTACTTATGCTAGCTAGCATCGTCGGAGTAGTCTTTAAAGAGACTTATTATGACTCCAAGACCAAGCAATTATGCTCTCATCTTGTCTATCCCGAGGATTTAGTAGTTAATTACGGTGCTACTAGTCTCGATGATGCCTATCGAATCACTAAAATCATCTACGTAACTAACCTGAAATACGAAGAAAAGCGTCGTTCAGGAGAATATCGTGATATTGGTGATCTTGGATTCGCCCGTTTACCGGATGTTCCGTCAGAAGTTCGTCCTCGGCAGGATGGTGACACTCGAATTGCTGTAAATGATGAGGCCACTCCTCACATTTTCCTTGCTTGCCACACATTTTATGACGTGGATGATGACGGTTACCCTGAACCTGTAACTATTGTCGTTCATAAAGAGACTCGAAAGGTTGTTCGCGTAGTTGCTCGCTTTAGTTTAGATAATGTTACCTTTGATGATGATAAAAAGAAGGTAATTGCGATCGATCCGATCAATTATTTCACAGATTTTCCGTTTATTCCTAATCCTGATGGGTCTATTTATGCTCTTGGTTTCGGTGCCCTGCTCGGGCCGATGAATGAGACCGTAAACAGTCTTATTAATCAATTAGTCGATGCCGGTACGCTTAATAATATGCAAACTGGCTTCATTGGCAAGGGCCTTCGTCTCCAGATGAAGGAGATTAAGATGCGGCCGGGCCAATGGCAGACTGTCAATGCTACGGGCGATGATCTCAAAAAGTCAATTTTCCCGCTTCCTTCAAAGGAACCCAGCGACGTTTTATTTAAGTTGATGCAATCGCTGATTCAGGCTGGAAATCAGCTTGCTTCGGTGGCTGAAATCTTCGTTGGTAAGATGCCGGGACAAAATACCCCAGCTACTACTACTCAAGAGACCGTAGATCAGGCTATGAAAGTCTTTACGGCTATCTACAAGCGCATCTATCGAGCTCTTCAGCGCGAATTTCAGAAGATTTATTTGTGGAATTCCTTAAATCCTGCGATGGTGGAAGAGGAAGCAAGGGTTCTGGGAATCCCGTTACAATCTTCAGATTATGAAGGTGATCCGGATGATGTTATTCCTAGCGCCGATCCTACTGGCTCTAGCGCTACGGTTCAGGCTCAACAATTAGCGACAATCGGGCAGCAACTCCTTCCCCTCGGTGTTATTAATGCTCAAGAGTTCGCTATGCGACAACTTAAGCTTGTTAATATCGCTGATCCTGAGAAGCTTATCGCTCCTCCGCAGCCTCCGCAACCTGATCCGAAGGTTCAAACTGAACAATTAAAACAACAAACGATCCAGCAACAAGCCCAGGCTGATCAGCAAACCCAACAGCAAGATTTCATGATTAAGAAGCAACTTGCTGAATTGGAAATGCAAAAGACTCAGATGGAGCTTGCCTTTAAGGAACAAAACCTTAAGATGGATCGTGCAGCGAAGCAGCAGGAAATGCAACTCGAAATGCAGGCACAGAAGTTGCAAATGATCCTAGATCAGCATAAGGCTCAATTCGACCTTGCTCACTCAGTTCGCACCTCGAATCTTGAGTATCAGCAACAAAAACAAGCAGGAAATCAGAAATTACAACAAGGCGACGCAGCCTTCCGGCAAAAACAACAACAGGCTAAAATAACGCAAAAGAATGCAAAACGTAAGTAAGGAAGAGTTTATTGACTGGATGAATCATCCGGTTACAGTAGCAATGCGTGAAGGAATGCTAGAATTAGCAAAGATGCGAAAGTTAAATCTAGCAGAGAGTTGTGGGATGGATAGTGGCTTTGATCGTGAAGAAAAAGGCTACTGTAAGGGTCTCATGGAAGCTTGGGACCATAAGCAGATTTTAGAAGACCTATTCGTTGAGGAGAACGATGAACCTTCGAGTTCCAGGGCATAGGCTCCTGATTAAGCCTATTGCAGTTGTTAAGAGTTTACAAGAGGATGTTCCAGATTTTCTTCGTAGTACCGGTTTCGAGATTTCTGTAGGTGACAAGCGTACTGAGCTAATGTATGAACACGGAGTTGAGCGCGGTACTGTGGTTGCTGTCGGGAATATGGCTTGGCGTGATCCAGACCTTGGATATGGCATTGACGGTTGGAAGCCTTGGGCTGAGATCGGCGACGAAGTGATTTTTGTGAAGTACTCGGGACGACCTTGTGTCGATCCTATTAGCGGGGATGAATACCTCGTTATTAATGATGTAGATGTTTATGCGGTCGTGGAGAAGGCGACCTAATCATGAGTGAACAAGAAGTAGAAAATACTAATACTGAAACTGGTACAGCACCAGTTGAGAATCAGGTTCAAGAGGCAGCAAAGGAACCAGAGTTTACTCCTATTGAACTTGAGGCAATGAATGAGGGTTGGGTTCCTAAGGAACACTTTAAGGGTGATCCGAAGCAATGGAGACCAGCTGAACAGTGGCTTGATCGCGGAAACTTTTTCCGTACAATTAGTCAACTTCGGGATGAATTAAAGACCACTAAAGCCCAAGTTGCAGAAGCTTTCAAGCAAGGCGAGAAGATTGCTACTGCGCAATATAATGAACGCCTGCAAGAATTAAAAGCTATTCGCCGTAAGGCTCTCCAAGAGGGAGACCTTGATACGGCAGACAAGATTGAAGATCAGATCGAAGAGCATCGGGAAAATAAAAATAAGGCCCAGCCGGTTAAGGCTACCATCGATACTCCCCCTGAATTCTATCAATTTGTCCAACGGAATCCTTGGTATCAAACTGACGCCATTATGCAAGCTACGGCCAACGCAGTAGGAGCCCAGTTTGTCCAAGCCAATCCGAGGGCACAACCCGCAGACCTTTATAACTATGTTGAGACTATGATGAAGCAACGCTTCCCTGATCTCTATGGTGGAAAGGTTCTTAGGGAGAAGGTCGCCCCTTCGACTGAGACAAGCTCCGGAAATCGTGCCCAAACGACTCAAGCTAATACATTTAAGAAGTATAAGGATGGTATGAACGAAATGGAACTCGGTATTATGAAGACCATGATTCGGGCTCATCCTAAACGCTTCCCTAATGAGGAAGCATATCTCAAAGAGTATGCAAAGGCAGTCGACGCTGAAAGCAAGCGTTACGGAAGAGGATAATAAACCATGTCTAGACTCGTGGAACAAAAAAAGGAAGAGGTGTTGGAGGCGAAGCGGACTAGAGTGCCGATTCACTCGTCAAGAGGTGTTTTGAACATGCGTGGACTTGACCACGAAAACTTTCAGTACCGCTGGGTGAACAAGACTATTCCTAAGCTGGTTGAGCGATTTCTCGACGCTGGTTACATTTTCGTCGATGCAGATGGCAAAAACCTCCCTGTAGGTGACCGAAAGGTAGATACGACGACTGGTATTGGTAGTGCTCACCAAGTCACGGGTAAGGATGGAGTTACCCTTGTTTTGATGGCTATCCCGATTGAACTCTATATGGAGGATCAAGCAGCTAAACGGGCATCGGTGGCTGAAACCGAGGAAAGTCGATATCGTGATCTTCAAGAGATGTCTGACCCGCGCCGCGGGAATTACGGTGGAATTGGTGCTTTTGGTAATGTTGGTATAGACCCCGGTCAAAGCCGACCCATGGTTCCAAAGACCCGTAAGGTTTAAAGCGGTGTGGGCGAGTTGTTCAATTTTATTTTGTTAAAGGAAAAAAATGGCTAACCTTGTTGCTCCGCGTGGGTTTACTCCCAAGCGACATCTGGATGGCTCGCCCTTCAACAATCAATCCCAACTTTTTTTGATCCCTTCGTCGGATAATACTGCCCTCTTTGTGGGTGACGTTGTGCAAATGGGAGGCTCGGCTGGTGCTGCGGGTCTCGTGGTTGCTGGAGTGAATTGTGAAGGTATCCCGACTGCTATTAAGGCAGCTTCGGGTACTACGGGCCAACTTAACCTTGGTGTCGTGATGGGATTCCTTGTTGATCCCACGAATCTGCAACTGGCTTATCGTGTTGCTTCGACCAATCGCCTTGCGCTGGTCTGCACGGATATGACGGTTGTTTATGAAGTTCAAGAAGATGCTGTGACTCGCGTTTACGGACCGGGTGATATCGGTGAAACCAAGACGTTCAATCTTGGCTCTGGTAACACGACGACTGGACGTTCCACGGCAACTCTGGTTTCGAACTATACTTCGAATGCAGCTACTGCTCCGTTCAAGCTCATTGGGCTTGCTAAGCGGACTGGTAATGCTTTTAACGTGGCGGGTGCAGGTTCTGACCCTGGTACGTTTGAAGTTGTGATGAATACCGGATACTACGCTCCGAATGTGGTGGGAGTCTAATAAACCATGGCTATCAATACTGGTAATTTTGGTAAGGCATTGTGGCCCGGAATCGAGGCTTGGTGGGGTGACTCCTACAACGAGTTCAAGACTGAATATGATGCGATCTTCGAGACGGTGAAGAGCCGTAAGTCGTACGAAGAAAACGTCGGTTTCTCGGGTCTTGGACTGCCTGAAATCCGTGGTGAAGGTGCTCCGGTGTCGTATGACACCATGATGCAAGGCTTCGTTGATCGTTACACGCACGTTGAATATGCGCTCGGCTTTACCATTACGAAGGTGATGGTGGAAGATGACCAATATGATGTCATCGCTCCGAAGAAGGCTAGTGCGCTCGCATTCTCGGCTCGCCAGAACAAGGAAATTGTGGGTGCCAACATCCTCAATCTTGGTTTCACTGGTGGTCCGGTTTACGGTGACGGTGTGTCGCTGATCAATGCTGCTCACCCGAATGTCTTTGGTGGTACTTGGGCGAACCAGATCGCCGTTGCCGCCGACCTTTCGGAAGCTGCACTGGAGCAAGCTATCATCGATCTTGGTAAGTACACGAACGATCGCGGCCTCCGCATCGCCGTGCGTGCTAAGAAGCTCGTGGTCCCTGTTGACCTTGACTTTGAAGCTGGCAAGATCATGAAGACTGAGTATGAAGTCGGTACGAACAACAACACGGTTAACGTGGTGCGGTCGCGTATCGAGGGTGGTTACACTGTGAACCACTACCTGACGGATCCCGATGCTTGGTTCATCATCACTGATGTCAAGGACGGTATGAAGTATTTCGAACGTACGGCTGATGAGTTCTCGATGGATGACGATTTTGATACGGATAATGCGAAGTTCAAGTTCCGTGCTCGTTATTCGTTCGGTTGCTCGGACAAGCGTTCGATTTACGGGTCGCCGGGTGCTTAATTAAGGATTGGGGTCTTCGGACCCCTTCCTTTCCTATTTTATCATTTTTAAAGGTCTACCATGACTACGCTTACTCTGTCTAAGCAACCTGGTCGAGATGTACAATGTAAGTCTCGTCCCATTACCCGTTCGATGACTACGGCTACGGCTATTGCCCGTCTTCCTCAAGGAAGCCGTATTATCGCTTTTGTTCTTTCGGGTGTGGCGAGTACTGCAGGTACCTCGGCTACGATTTCGATTGGTTCGACTTCGGCTAACTCTAACGAATATGTGAATGCTTACGACGTTAAGACTGCTGCTACCGGAAACGGGGTGAATGTTCTTAATGGCGTTGCAGGAGCTGTTGGTCAAGTTGCTGTTGGCCCGAATGGATCGGAACAAGTAATTTATGCTAAATATGCCGAAACTGGTACCCCTTCCGGTGCTGGTGCTTGGTATGTTCATATTATCTATACTACGGGTGAATTCACTCGTTAATGGGCAGGGGCCGGTAACGGCCCTTGTTTTCTAAAATGCGTACTAAAACTTTCTTTCAGAACGGCGCTGGTTCTACTCCGTGGACACGGATGAACGACAAAGTGGCAAACTTTGACGTTTCGTATGCAGTCTATCATGCTCAAGGCTCAGACGCTGCCGGTTCTGTTGATATCGGGATGAGTTCCGATATGGTCGACAGTTTTATTAGCGTAAACCTGACTCGGTCAGGAACTACGGTAACTGTCCCTAATCTGATCGCTCCTGGTCAAACCTTATCGAGCATTGCTCAATCGAAGACTGGAGATTCTATTGTTGTTTCTGGGGCAGGTGCACCGTTCGATGGCACTTATGCTATCACGAATACTGCTGGAGTTGTCACGTATACTTGTGCTAACTCTGGCCCTACGACAGGTCTGGCTACTCGAATCCAATTAATTCGTGTATCGAGTATTGCCTTTACAGGAACCGATGTTCCGCCCACTGCTTTTACGGCTCCATTTGATTTCATTCGAGCTACTGTAGCTACCCAGACTACAGGTACTGGAATTATCTTTGTTGTTGATCAAGGTACTCGTTAACCATGACTCGTAGCCGTTTACACGGCGTAACTGGTCAAGGTAACTATAATACCATCTGTCAGGTTTGCGGATGGAAATTCAAGGCTAGTGAGCTTAGAAAACGTTGGGATGGACTTTGGGTTTGCCAAGAAGATTGGGAGACTCGGCATCCTATGGATTTCTACCGGACTATTCCGGATCAGAAAGCTCTTCCTTATGTGCTTCCAGATCGAGAAGATGTTCCGACCTATGGTTTAGGATATTGTCAATTTGATGGAACTTCTACTGCAGGATTAGTAGTTCCGAGGGTAAATTCAGAGTTTCTGTATACCTACCCAATGACGATCGAATTCTGGACTTATGCTGTTCCTGGAAGTCTCGGAACTAATTTCTTAACAATCGTCCGAAACGAAAATTACTTTGTTCTGCATAATCAAAATGGTGCAAATGCTGGTAAGTTTAGAGTAATTGTTTATGATAGTCCATTAGGAAATGCTTGGTCCTTTAGATCAAACTACGTACTTCCACAAGATTCAAATTGGTATAAATTTGAATTTACAGCAGCTAATAATACTGCTGGAGTAATGTCAGTATATAATACTTCAGGAACTCAAGTTTCAACAGAGAATATCACTCCAGTTAGTCTTGGTGTTTTAGGGGCCAGTACTCCAATTGTTTCTGTTGGAGGAACTCCACTTGATGCTAATGGTTCTTGGAATGGCGGTATTGATGAACTTCGAGTTTGGAATGTAATTAGAACTGCCCAACAACTTCAGGATTACAGATTTACTCAATTATCTGGTGGTGAACCTGGATTAAAGCTCTATCTAAATTTTGATAGTAAAAACAGATTCACTTTCGATAATAAACGCACGGGTTCTATTTATACTGGTGCGCAAGGATTTCCAATTAATTACCCACATGCACAGTGGGTTAGCTCAGACTTGGTGCTTCCGTAATGGCTACAACTACTGGAACGACTAATTATACAATTAATGTAGACCAAATCATCAGACGCGCTTTGCGAATCTGTGGAGCCCTTGGTCAAGGTGAAACCCCAACTACTGCTCAATTTAATGAGTCTTTACAAGCACTCAATGATATTGCCAAAGAATGGGAATCTGATGGAATGCAACTTTGGAAGGTACAGGACCAAAACTTTTCGTTAGTTGCTAGTCAGGCTGCCTATCAGTTCTATACTGGAGCAGTTCCTCCGCAAGTTAATTGTCCAGCATTCTTAAAGCTGCTCCATGTCCGCTTAACCACTATTTCAGATGGTTCAGATATTCCACTGGTCCCGATTACCCGAAATCAATATGACTTCTTAAGTAATAAGACTGAGGGAGGTACTCCAAACCAGTACTGGTATAACCCTCCGGGGAATATGAATACCGGACAGCAAGTGGGGATTATTACCTTTTTCAATACTCCTGATACGAGTGCGGCCTCAACGTATACTTGTACTGTAACTGGACTCCAACCGCTTCAAGATTTTGCATCTGCCACAGATTTAGCAGACTTTCCGAGTTTCTATAATAATGCTTTAACTTGGGGATTAGCTGATCAACTCGCTTATGAGAATCCTACCCCAGTATCTGAACAAGATCGTATTACTAAAAAGGCAATGTATCATAAACAGATCGCCTTGAACTTCGACGTGGAAGAAGGTTCTGTGTGGTTCCAGCCTGATCCGTTCTGGCTGTGGGAAAGCTATAACCATAATTTTAATCGTTAATGTCTGATCCGAATCTCAGTGACGTCCAACAGACGATCCGAATTCCGTTAGTTAATGTTTCGGATAGCCGGATGGCCGGAAGTTCGGTTTTGGCTACTGCGGATCAATTTTACTTTAATTGCTTTCCTAATGTTGCTAGACATCCGATTACTGGAGAAACTGATTTTTCAGTAATTAAACGTTCGGGTATTCAGCAGACTGGCCTGAATGTTGGAACCTCTGTTGGAGCTTCTGCATTCACTATTCCGTTAGCCAATCTCGGAATGACTCAACTCTCTGATGTTTGTGTTGGAGCTTGGTACGAAGATACAACCCAAACTATTAAGGTTGTGCAATATCGACCTACCGCAGGTACTCAAACCCTGATCGGAGCTTTCTCTGGTGCAACTCCCTCAGACTTAGTCTACATTACTGAAATTATGTTGACTACGTCTTTTACTCCCGGAATTGTATTGCATTGGTGTAAAGGAGATTATTCTACTTCCAAGGGCTACTATGCTCAAAGTTCTGGTGGAGTATTTACCGGTGCTAGCTTAACTCAAATTGTAGACGTTGATTATCCAGCTAATCTTGCTGGAGAGGTTCTTGTTGGACCTATGCAACAGCTCAATGGCTATTTCTATGCTATGGGTAGGTCTGGCAATATCTATCAATGTGATAATGTTTATAACGTGGTGGCGTGGGGATCGAGAATCCTTAATACCTATGCCTATCCGGATAAAGGTGTAGGTATTGTTCGTTATAAGCATCATCTTGTGGCTTTCTCGGACACGACTATTGAATTCTTTAATGACTCCGGTGCTCGGGGCGATGGCTCTACAATTTCGTCCTCTCTAGAGCGAACTGAGCAAGCATTCATTAAGTTTGGCGCACCTAGTGCAAAATTCATCAAGAATGTCGATGATATTCTTTATTGGATCTCTAGCTCTGATACAGCAACTACAGGTGTTTGGAAACTTGATGGATATACACCAGTAAAGATTTCTACTCTTCGAGAGGATCAAATTGTTAACTCTTCAATTGAGCGTAATGGCGCTCTCGGAGAAGTTGCTGGTTCTCTTGAATGTATGACACTGCTTGGTCAAAAGCATATCATTATTAATGGTATGCAAACGGAGATTGTACCCTTTACTCAAGACACTTCTTTTAGTGATTTTACTCCTGGGGATGATTGCTATTATGAAGCGGTGGTTGATCAACAATCTAGATATAATGCAAATATTCTTTGTTATAGTTTAAATACTCAAACGTGGTGGTCATTTTCAGATTGTTCTGATTGTATCGATGTTAAAGGAATTCTTCCTACTCCCTATTTCAATAGAACTTCATCTTTGAATTATCAAGATGAAATGGTTTTAAAGTATCCAGGACAATCTGCTATTACTAGTCTTTGGGGAAAGTATATTGCACAAATTCAATCTGATAATATTATTCCTGTAGATGACGCTACGAATTTAGTTTATAATCCTAAATATTCAGTAGTAGCATATATTCAGACTAATACTACAGATCAAGATACTAATAAAATTAAGATTATTAGACGTGCTACTATTGTTCAGAATGCTGAATTGGGGTTCGAAACGAATACATATGAAGCTCCCTATATTTATCTTGCGATGATGCGGGATGATTTTACTGGAGCGTATAAAACTATAACTACTCCCCAATCTCCACTTACTGGAAATCCATCTTTTAGAATTTTTCCGATTAAGCGACAAAATAATTGGTATCCTCTTGGAATTAATAATCCTACTTTTGAATATCAAGCATTAGCCAGTACAGCATCTATTACTAATAAGATGGTTTTGGAAGGGTGGTTTGATTATCCTAATTCAGGACCGAATCATACTTATCCCGTTGCTAATTGGAAGAGCGATAATACTAGTTCATCTTTTTATTTAGATATTGAAAGTTTATCACCTAATGTTGTAACTGTCACGTTTAATGTTGCTAATGCTCAATCAGAGGCTATTGGTCTCCATTCAGCAACTTGGACCCTTCCGTGGAATTCTACGGATAGTCATCATCTTGCAATTGAATTTGATGGAACTACAGCCCAAAAAGTATTTTTATATATGGATGGGGTGCTTCAATCTACTACGACCAATAACGTAACAGCCACTACAATTCAAGTAAGTTCTGCTGGCTTGCGGGTTGGTAGAATGCAAGCTAATCCCCTTACGCAATGGCCTTATCCTAATATGGCAGTTCTTAGATTATGGAATATCACCCGGTCAGCATCTGATATCAAATATTACATGACTAATGATCTAATTAATCCAAGTAATACTCCTGGTTTGATTTGGGCTATGCAGTCAGGAACTGATCGACGCATTTATGAAAATCAAACTCCAGCTAATACGGTTGTACCTACGGCTGGAATGAATACTACGATTGCTTTTCCTAGACCTATTTTCTCAAAACGATATGTAAATAATTGCGGGCAAGTTCAAAGAACCCAGTGGGGAATTCTCGAGAAATCTCCGTACCAGTTTCAAGTAAAATACCTTGAACTTGACGTAATGCAAGGACAACGTTAATGGCTGGAATGATTCCTCCTACTCCCCAAATCAATGCTCCTACTGATATTTGGGGAATGAAATACTGGATTGATCGAGCCCAAAAGTGGATTCGAGGAACCAGTGAGGTTAAACCCCTTACAATTACTGCAAACTACGCTATCCAGAATGACGAATCATTCTACGGATATATCGTCGATACAACTGGAGGTTCAGTTGTTCTAACTCTTCCCCCTGCTAACGGCTCAGTCGGCAAGAAATTCTTCGTGAAAATGAAGGTTACTAATGCAATTGCAGTAGTTAACCCCTATTCTGGAGATACTATTGATGGAGCTGCTTCTGTAATTCTCACTACTGCCAATGACTGGGTTGAGATTGTTTCAGATGGTGTAAACAAATGGTGGATTGTAAGCAAAACCAGTTCTGGAGGGAGTGGCGGTTCTGGGACTGTGACAAGTGTTGGTCTCACGGTGCCCGGCGAATTCTCTGTCTCCGGATCGCCAGTAACGACTTCCGGGACTCTTGCGATATCGAAGGCTACCCAATCGGCCAATACGGTATGGGCCGGACCCATTTCCGGCTCAGCCGCGCAACCTACTTTCCGCGCGCTCAATGTTGCGGACTTTGGCGGCCTCGGCTTAGCGCTGATATCGAAACAGGTGGCGAGCGGGTCGAGCGCGATCATCACTTTCGCGTCGATCCCGCAGACGTTCTCCGATCTGATCATCACGTTTCATGGGCGCGTGACGAGTACGAGCGTCGCCGACAATTCGCTATTCCTGCGAATGAACGGTGATACGAAC